TCAATAAGAAAGGCTTGATTGAAAGTGTCGCGGGCTTAAACACCGGCGGCACTACTCTTACATATCTCAAGAAAGCGGGAAAGAATGTAGCTGAACGCAAAATGTGGGAAGTAATGGAAACTAACATCAAACACACTCATAATCTTGTTATGCGTGTTGCTAAACTTCCACTTGAGCTTAGAATTGTGAGGTTGACCTCAGACATGATGACAGCCTACACTCACGAAGATTGGCAATACTTTTACAAACTGCCTGACGTAGTAAAGCGCATGGAGCAACTATTTGCGCCCATTGGTGAAACTGCTAGAAAGCATAACGTTAGACTTTCATTTCACCCCGGGCAGTTTACAGTGCTAGCTTCGGAAACTCCCTCTATAGTAGAAAACTCTATTAGAGAATTTGAATATCATGTTGATATGGCTCGCATGATGGGCTATGGCAAACAGTTTCAAGACTTTAAGATCAATGTGCATATCTCTGGCAGAAAAGGTCCTCAAGGTATTATTGACGTTTTGCCTCGTTTGTCTCCTGAAGCAAGAAACATGATCACTATTGAAAATGACGAAATGACTTGGGGTTTGGATGCTTCACTGGAGCTTGCAGATCATGTTGCACTAGTCCTAGATATTCATCATCATTGGGTAAAAACAGGTGAGTACATTGAAGCTACTGATGATCGTATCAAGCGAGTGATTGATAGTTGGCGCGGTGTTAGACCTGTTATTCATTATAGTGTTTCACGCGAAGATTACTTGGTTGATCATTGCAAAAACACACTACCCAATCTTACTACACTATTAGAAACTGGGCACAAAAAACAACACCTTCGCGCTCATTCTGATTACTATTGGAACACAGCGGTTAATGATTGGGCTATAACTCACAATGAGTGGGCCGACATGATGTGCGAAAGCAAAGCAAAAAACCTTGCTAGCTTTGCATTATACGATACATACATTAAGGAGAAAACTAATGTTTGATAAACTGAAAAATCTATTTAAGAAAGCTGAAGCACAACCAGAGCAGCCAGTAGAAAAACCTGTTAAAGAACCAAAGCCAAGAGTTAAAAAACCTAAACCAGTTGAACCCACACTAAGCGCAAAAGAACAAGCAACCGCAAAAGGTGACCCATATATCAATATTTTGAAAGTTGATGTTGATCCAAATGATATTAATAATGGTTCATTTGATCTTGACTGGAACGATAAGTTTGTGTTAAACTTAATTAAAGCTGGGTACAAAATGAAACCTGACGATACTGATGCAGATATCGTAGATCGTTGGTTTACACAAGTATGCAGAAACGTAGTACTAGAAATGTATGAACAGCAACAAGCAGACCCAGACACTCGCGCTCAACAAATGCGAGTAATTCAAACTAAAGATATAGGCGATGGCCGCACAGAGGTAAGTTAACATGAACTTTAGTGTACTCGTACCGTACATTACACATGGACTTTCTAAGCACCATGAATTGTATACAGGTAAAGTTAAGGCAGAACAGTGGGAAGAAATATTCGCTTTAGCGTTAAAAGCTGCTGGATTTGGGTCTGACTGGAAGGGTGATAACAATCACAAAGTAGGGGTAGATCAAACTACAGACTGCGGAGTAAGAATTAGTAATAAGAGCGGGTCCATAAAAAAGAATAAGATAAAGATATCAGGATCAAGGTTGACTAAACATAAGACTCTTGAAGAGAAACTGAAATTTTTATCAATAAAAAACGAAGATTATATTATTTGTCTTGCTACCGACGCTTCTTGGAAAAAAGGTCACAAGAAATACTATTTTATCGTTATTGACTCTAATAATCTTAACTATCTTGATATGATTTGGGAAGATACTTTAAGTAAGGATAAAATGAGAGTAACAGGACACAAAGGAATAGGTAAAGGGTGTGAAGCGATTATAACAAAAGCAACATCAGATCAGCTATGGACTACTATTGAACCTTGCCTGTTTAAACAAAATCACTTAATTTTTATCTAACTCGAGAAACAATTAATAATGCTGTCAGATATTTTAAACAAACGACATTCTACTAGAAACATGAGTGATGCTGATTTTGAAGCAGCATTACCCATGCTTGCCCTAGAACTTGAGCAGACTAGTTTTTACTTTTCTTATACTGATGAAGATATGAGAAAGGATTGGAAAAAGCTTTGCGATTGGACTACTACAGAAGATAGTATCAATTCTACTAGTCGCCTAGGTATGAAGTTGAGCGAACACTTTTGTCCCAACTTTTACGATATTGAGAGCGCAACTGGCACAAGTTACAAAAGTCTATGGACGGCTAAGAACTTAGAAAAGATTTTACGTTGGAACCGCAAGAGCCATAGTACTCCGTATTTGAGTGAGATAAAACGGGGAATTTACTTTTGCTGTGGTATGACAAAAAACACAATGTATCGTCCTCAAATGATGAAACTGGCATGTATTAAATACAAACCTAAATATGTTTTAGACCCTTGTGCAGGTTGGGGAGGTAGAATGTTAGGTACAGTCAGCTATGGTGCTAACTACATTGGGTTTGAACCAAACACTACAACATATAACAATCTAATAAAGATTGTAAACTTTCTTGGAATCCAAGATAAGGTCACGTTAATATGTGATGATGCTAGAAATATGTCACGTTATAACATTCCTAAAGTTGATATGGTGCTTACCAGTCCTCCCTATTTTGATTTAGAAGTGTATGCACACGAAGATACTCAAAGTATTAAAAACATGTCTACGTATCAAGATTGGGCTGACGATTTTTTGAGAGAAGTTATTAGGTTAGGATTAGTTCACCTTAATGAAAATGGAGTTAGCTGCTGGAATGTGGGAAAGGTTAAAAATCGTGATATGAACGTTGATGTTGAAAAGTATCATAAAGAATTTGGATATCAAATTTCGGATATTCTTACAGTAGCAAGTAGTAAAAGACAAAGTAATCAAACACTTAACAAAAACGCAAAAAGTAGCGATAACACTGTAGTATATTCTAAGCTTGATAACTTATTGTAATGTCAAATATACGGAACTTTTAAATTTCAAAAGTTCATGGGCAGCATGAAATAATTTTAATTAAATAGGAAGTAACAAAATGCATTTACCTTATTTGAAGTGTTCTTTTCCCGGTTGCTGTAGGACCGTGGGTCAACACAATAAAAAAACTAACGCTAACAAGACTATGTGTAGTTACCATCGAACAGAAGGTAAACATCAAGTTGATCGCTGGAAAATGAATAATGGTTGTGCGAATAGTGACTCTCATTATGGATTTCCCTGTGTTGTGACTGATATCTTGAGCCCCGATACCCTAGATGTAAACCATATAGATGGTAACAATCTAAACAGGGATGAGAGCAACATAGAAATACTGTGTAAAATGTGCCATACAAGGGTAACACTGTTAAATGGACATCATATGCCGAAACCTAACAGAGTAATGAACCCTATACTAAACACGGAGTTATTTGAATTTTTGGCACAAGATGATTACCCAAAATTGAATAGAGTACCCATACTAAACAAAGAGTTATTTGAATTTGCATAAGATAGTTACCCAAAATGCTATCACATAGCAGTTAAATATGCTACTATATAAAAACTTACTATAACTTTGGATTATTAAATGAAATACGCACTTGTAGACACTGCTAATACTTTCTTTCGCGCCCGTCACGTAGCATCACGTAATGCTGATACTTGGCAAAAGATTGGTATGGCACTACATCTTACATTGGCTTCGGTCAATCAAGTTGTAAAGCGACATGGTATTGATCATGTGGTATTTTGTTTAGAAGGCAGGTCTTGGCGTAAAGATTTCTACAAGCCATATAAAGCTAACAGAAAGCTTGATGAATCTGCAATGACTGAAGCCGAAGTAGAAGAAAACAAAATGTTTTGGGATACTTATGAGGCTCTAACAGTTTACTTGCGTGAGAAAACAAACTGTTCAGTTATCAGAAATCCCATAGCTGAAGCAGATGATATCATTGCTAGATTCATTCACTTGCATCCCGACGATGAACACATTGTGGTGTCTTCGGATACTGACTTTATTCAACTGATTACTGAAAACGTAAAGCAGTACAATGGTATTACTAATCAGTTGATCACACTTAGTGGTTACTATGATGATCGTGATCGCCCTGTTATTGACAAGAAAACAAAACAGCATAAAGGTCTAGACGATCCACAGTTTATTTTGTTTGAAAAGTGTATGCGTGGTGATGCTACTGACAATGTGTTTTCAGCATATCCCGGTGTTCGCACTAAGGGTAGCAAAAACAAAGTTGGCTTGATAGAAGCATTTGCTGACAGTGACAAGAAGGGTTTTAACTGGAACAACATGATGCTGCAAAAGTGGACAGATCATCTTGGTGTTGAACGTAGAGTACGTGATGATTACGAACGTAACCGTATCTTGATTGATTTAACAGCACAGCCTGAAGATATCAAACAGCAAGTTGATACAACTATTCATGATACAGTAAAGCTTGATCACGTACCTCAGGTTGGTATTTACTTTATGAAATTTGCAGGAAAATACGAGCTTAACAAAATTAGTGAGCAAGCTGAAACTTATGCTAAATGGTTGAACAGCGAATACCGAGGTGTATTACATGAAAAAAATATTTTATGAAAAAGTAGGTAAACGATACAAGCCCGTTAAAGAGTATGATGATACTTTAATGAGTGCTTTTGGTAAAGGTACTCATTTGGTTGTTTGTCGTCCAGGGATAACATCGTATTCTTATCAAATAGATCCAGCCTTTGCTACTATGTTAGCTGCTGGTAAATATGCTGAAGATAAAATGTCCCGGGCTATTGTTGACGGCTTAATGGTTAGACCGAAAACTAATCCTACTACTGAGCGTCAACGAGAATTGTGGACTGAACTTAAAAACAGTTTTGCTGATCAAGATTTTGCGATTCATAGTGCTTCAGCATCAGACGCAGCAAAAGCAGGTATTAAAGCATTAGAACAAGAAGTAGAAAAGATGTTTGAAGTTCCTGCAGTAAAATTAGCATATGACCACTTTACCACAGTGTGGGCATTAACAAAAGAACAACAAAAGGAGTAGTATGTCAGACTTGATCGCAAAACCTATTATAAAAAATCAGTATTGGGTTGTCACTGACGGTGACAAAAAGGTTGGTAACGTTGTTGCCGACCAAAATGGCTTTGATGTAAAATTAAATGGTACTAATTTGCATTTTGCTAGTACTGACGATATCAAACAAAAAACCAAGATTATTTTTCAATCTATAAAAAATCTAAAATCTAAACAAAATCATCCATATCCTGAGTATCCAACTACTAATAAAGTATATAACTCAGTAATGGATGTTAAGCGAAAGCTGCACTTATTCACTACTTCACCTAAGAGTAAATGTTTTCATGTTGCTGGATGGTTTGTTATTAATCAAAACGGTGTCATACAAGTACTTTTTTGCCCGAAATACATCTTTATTCAGCGTTATGAGTATCACGGTCCATTTACATCTGAAATCCAAGCAAATCAAGTACTAAATAGTAGATGATACATATAAAAAGATTTATAGATAAAATATCTGCAATGGAATCAAAGCAAAACAAAGATGTAGTAATTTCCATGCAAGAGGCTAGGGGTTTAAGAGATGATATAGCAAAGCTGTTAGCTGACCTACATCTACTAACAAGCGAACAAAAGAAAGACGAAGTAATCCAAGTAGAACTAACAGGTGGGTCGTTTAAGTGAGCAGGTCTCAACCAAAAGTATTAATGGAAATAGTTGACAAACAAACATACAAATGTGATCAAATCGTAGAAGCTGCGGGTATATGGGCTGTTGTGTTAGATGGTCAACCTATCAATTTAAAATCCTCACATTACTTGTCTAACGATACGGTACCTAAATACAAGAAAACTAGTTTTTCTAATCCAGGTCACGCAAGAAACTTATGTAAAAAGCTTAATACGCAGTTTAAAACTAATAAGTTCACCGTAGTCTTTATGAACTCTGGTAGACAAGTTTACCCCGATTCAGATGAGTAACACCAAGTTAGAAATCACTGAAGCTGTATTTAAAGAACTACCTGAGCATAGTAAACATCGTAGTTTTACGGTTGAACAATCAATGTTCAAATGGTGGGTAAGTGGCAGAGGTGGGCAGAGCTTAAGGTTGAAAGATGACGGATACGAAGCATTTACAGAAGCTAATATAGCACATTATAAGTTTCCATTATTTACAAACAAAACCGATTATACTAGCATACTAAACAATCCTAATAGTTATACCTTATCTTTAAGTAAAAAGATAAAATGTCCTTTTTATATTATCAAATTAAATAAAGCTGTAAAAACAGAACCTGAAATCATAATTTATGATGATAAAATAGCAATGTGGATGACCATATATGGTACACTACAAGAATACTTAGACTCAGTGAGGTGAATAGTATGAGCGACAATGAAAACAAAAAAGTAGTAAAAAACAGTGTTTATGGTGAAATGCTTAACAAGATGAAAACAAGCAATAATTCATATCAAAAAGGTAATAAGCCAAAACCGCAAAAAGGACATTCAAGCCAGGGCGTAGTAAAGCGAACTGGTAGGGGTAGATAATTACCCAAAATAGTTGTATATCGGGCAGAATAAATAGTACTATAGTATAACACATAGGAGATAGACATGAAAGCGTTTTTGTTTTTAGTACTTGCAATGGTAAGTTTTAATGTATTTGCTGCTGATGCAAAAGTAGTTGCTACTGAACCAGTCTATACCACGAGTACTCAGCATCGTGAAGTCTGTACACCAGTAACAGAAACTCGCAGATCAATCGGCGGCACTTTGCTAGGTGGCGCAATTGGTGCAGCCCTTGGTAATCAAGTTGGTGGAGGCTCAGGCCAAGACATCGCAACAGCGGTTGGTGCTGTAACTGGTGCAGCTATTGGGCAAAATCAAGCAGGTGATAGAACTGTGACTAGAAATCAGTGTACAAGCGAACCCTTTACCGTACAGGAAGTTTCTCAATACAAAGTAACAGTTGACATAAATGGTAGCTATCACATCGTGTATAGAAGCTTTAGCCCAGTAGTAGGAAGCTTGATTCCCGTAACTTTATCTGTCAATTAACGTAAGTTATTGATTTTACTAAAGTTGTTTTTCTTGACATCTGGGTAATTTATGCTATAATAGCATATATATTAGATTATGAGCGACAAGAAAATGAAACCCAGAAATCATGTTGTATTAGCTATGATACGCTCTAACAAGCAATCAGTAGCGCATGGCAAGACTTTCAAAGCTTTGCGTAGAGAAAGCAAAGTCAAGCTTAAATCACGAGGTGCAGACCATGATGGTAAATGATCGTATTGCAAGAGTTTTGGAAGCTGCTGTTAAAGAAATCAAAGAGCCCAAGTCTGATAAAGAACTTTATCAAGCACTTAGGCTTATTTCCGCTATAGCTAAACAAGAAGCGAAAAAAGTATTAGTTGAACTTGATGAAACCGGAGTATTACATTTATAATGGAAAAGCCCATTGTTCTTTTAGAAACTGAAGGAGTTAAAAAATTATCTACTCCTGAACCGTACCGTCCTAAAATAACTACATTTGCCTATTCTTATCTACAAGACCGTGGTTGGTTCAATGATCATCCTCAAGATGATCAAGGGTATACTCCTTGGTATACTTATCCTGCAATAGAGTTTTTGCGCGACTTACTAACTACTGAACACAAAGTTTTTGAGTATGGTTCTGGATATAGCACTGCTTTCTACAACAAACACGCCAAAGAGTGCTATACAGTAGAGCATGATTTAGAATGGGCACAAAAAGCAGCCAACTTGTTTCAAGGAATAGAAATAAGCATTAGAAAAGAACATAGTTCATGTCATCCAGACGCTGTTGACTCAATACAAGAATTTATTGATTTAAAATGGTTGTTGCCCAATAGCACAAGTAAAGAACATGACTTAATGCATGGTTTGGTTACTAATGGATTTATAGGTTATGCAAGTGAAATATTTGTTAAGCCAAAAGGCTACTATGATATAGTAGTAATAGATGGTATGGCACGAGTACTTACTGGATTCTTAGCTGCTAAAATGGTTTCTGATACAGGTTACATAATACTTGACAATTCAGATCGTTGGCACTATAATACATTACAAAAGCACTTAATTGAACAGGGATTTGGTAGAATAGATTTTTGGGGTCCGGGTACTGGTAATTACCATGCTTGGTGTACTTCAATATTTTCAAAGAATTTTAAGATCAGAAATAAAAGTCCCGAACGTGTAGTTAACGATAAGTTTATATTTACGTGAGTATGATCAATGGTTTCTTTTCCCGCTAATCTTACAGTTGAACTTATTTGGGGTGCTAGTTGTCAGGCACTTAGCATTAATAACGGTTACTTAAAACCTGAAGATATTACATATTCAGAAGATCATCAGGGTAAACAAGCTAACCGAGAACTGATTCAATTTTACGCATTCAACACTGACAAAATCAGTGAACAAAGTATTAAAGATGGTACAGAAGTTCGCAATTATCTAAAAGGTATGCTTTTTAAAATGCTATCCGAAGATAAGCTACATGACTATTTTAAAAAGCTGATCAACTTGGCATCCGATGATGAGTTAACACTTACTGATAAAAATATTGCGTATATTGCCTCAGCACCTCATGCTGTAATCAGAGAACAGTTAAAAGACGAACAGTTTAGACAAGTAAGAGAATGTGACCATAGTTATGTGGGTTTAGAAGGTGAAAAAGTACAAGTTAACTTTAAGATTATAAAGTCACATTATTCTGAAGAATGGGAAAGACATTATGTAACTGCTATTACTAGTGATAATAAAATGATTACATACTCTACTAAGAATAGGCGATTGATTGGTACTGGTAGTGTAGTAACTGCTAATGCTATTGTTAAGGCACTATTTATTGATCAATACACCAAACACGAAACTACCAGATTAAGCAACGTAAGAACGGGGATTAAATGAAGATAAAAATAGGAAAGTACAAGGATTACTTTGGTCCATATCAGTTAGCAGAACTTCTTTGCTTTTGGGCTAAGCCAGTAAAAGACGAATACGGCTTCAAACGTAAGCCAGATTGGGTACACGACTTTGGCGAGTGGCTAGCATATGGTTATGTAGAGTCTGAGCCTGAAGTAGGTGAAAAAAGACCTATGTTTGGTAAAGAAGAACGCAAGCAAACTTGGTTCTCTAAACTAATCTGCGGGGCTTTGACTTTAATAGCTAAACTACAAGGTGAGCGTGTGATCAAGATTCAAATTGATCCCTGGGATACTTGGAGCGTTGATCATACTTTAAGCATGATTATTTTGCCCATGCTTAAACAACTAAAAGAAACAAAACATGGCGCGCCGTTTGTTGACGATGAAGATGTACCCGACGAACTAAAAAGCACAGCAGCACCTGCAAAGGAAAACGATTGGGATACTGACGACAACCATTTTAAGCGTTGGGATTACGCGCTTGATGAAATGATCTGGGCTTTTGAAAAGCTAGTAGACGATGATTGGGAAAAAGAATTTTACTCCGGCAACCACGAAACTCTTACAATAAAACGCGAAGACGGTTTGTATGAAATGATTAAAGGTGAAAACGATACTTTCACTATTGATCATGAAGGTATGAAAAAAGTAAATGATCGTATTCAAAATGGTTTGAGACTGTTCGCTAAGCACTACAGAGGACTTTGGGATTAGGTATGAACAACGAAATAGAAAAATTTTCGGGTGAGTTAGCAAAACTGCGAAAAGAAAATGAAGTGTTTCATCAAGTATTCCATCATATTAACCTACATGCTTCTATTACAATGAACACAGAAAAGATGCAGGAAATTATTGGCGCTATTTGTAACTGGAGCTATGCACACCGAGTAGGTAATGGTGAGCTAAGTGACGAAGAACAACAAGCTGTAATAGATCGTGCTTTTGACAAGATAAAGCAAATAGTGAATGTAGCATGAAAGCAGAAAAACCAGCAACAGGTATCTCCAAAACACAAGAATTTAGTGACACAGTATGTTATCGTATTGAGTGTGAATGTACTAGTCACGATCACGTAGTAGATACTCACATTGAAGTCCAAAGACTTTGGGACGATATTCCAGATATCAGCGTAATGTTTTATGTGACTACTTACAACAAGTTTCCAAAAAATATTTGGGATCGTGTTAAACAAGCTGCTAGTATTTTGTTTACTGGTGTTAGTAAACAAGAACATGAAATATTATTGAAACCACAAGCTGCTAAAAATTGGATTCAGGCAGTAGAAAACTCTATTAATAACTTTGAGAAAAAACATGAAAGAAAAACTGATTAACTTTTTTAAAAAGCCAACTGCAACTGATCTGAAACTACAAGCCAGAAGTGTTAGGTCGCGTGCCAGACTTAGACAACAAGCTTATGACTATCAGGAATTCGTTAGACGCAATCACGAACAACAAGCAAAACAAGATAATAATAAGTCACATTTATGAATACAACTAAAGAGTCAAAAATTATGACAGATAAGATACAACACAAGATACAAGAATGCTGGCAAGTAGTTGATGACTTAAAAGCTGTTTACCATTGTGAACGACTTTATGACGATGAAAACGAAATGCAAAATGTTTTACTAGGTCTTTTCACATTGTACCAAATCAAGTTTGAAAACTTGTTTCATGAATATGAAAAATTAGTAGCTGACGGAAAACTAAAATGAGTTACGTTCGTTGGGGTAGCATGGTTAACTGCGAGTTAACTACTCAAGAATATATTGCTCTTATGGGTGAAAGTTTAGAAGCTACTGAAAAGTGGTGTAAAGAAAATAAAACTCCAGATGCTGAAATAAGCGATTGGTATATCTTTTGGCACTCAATGGGCGGAGATGAATCTGAAAAAAGAGAAGATCAGTATTTGGCTATGTGGATGGCAGGTGAGGAACTGACTCCAGTACTTGACTACACTACTGTTAAGACTATGCTGGAAACGGACGATTGGTCTCCTCTAGGATACGAAAACATCACACAAAAGCATGTGCTTGTTGATTGCGTGAAACGATGGATTAGAAACATTGAGGTAGATTGCAAGTGAGAATTTATATTGACACAGAGTTTAACGAGTTCAAGGGCGATCTAATCAGTATGGCATTAGTGGCTGAGGATGGATCAGAGTTCTATGAAGTTTTAGAATGTACTAATCCAAGACCTTGGGTAGCACAAAATGTTATGCCTATATTGAACAAAGATCCCATACCTGATCATATTTTTAGAATGAAGTTATTTGGATTCTTAAACGAATTTACTAGTTTACACTTAATTGCGGATTGGCCTGAAGATATCGCACACTTTTGTGCGGCAATAATTACTGGCCCGGGTACTATGTTGAACATACCTAATTTTACTTGTGAAGTGCGTAGAGACTTAAGTGCCGTGAACAGCAAACTTTTACACAATGCTTTAGAAGACGCCAAAGCATTATGGGAAGCTGATATTGAGAGTAAACTACTATGAGACCTAATACTAAGTTTGGCGATAACCGCCCCAAAACTATTACTGTAACTAACACCAATACCGGTAAAAAGGTTGAAGTAGAAGTTGCAGAAATGACGAACAAAGCTATTACTATATACTTGGCCAACGAGAAAATCGTGCTGATGAATACTGGAAAACACTATATAGGGAACAAGTTTGGAATGGAGCTTACTTACACCCCTTAGTAAGTTGTTGATTTATAAAGAGTTTTTATTTTACCCAAAGGCTTGACATTTGGGTAGAATGTGCTATACTAACTGTATAAATTGATGAAACAGGAGAGTAGCACATGAGCAAGAACACTGTAGAGTTAAGTTTTGATGAACTGCAAGTACTTCGTGCTGTTTTGTACGAATATTACTCAGAAAACGACTATATGTGTGAAGTTGAGATGAAATCACATGAGTCCTTAGAACAAAAGTTGAGTACATTAGAAGATCAGTTTGAGTATGCAGATTGAAGTTTAATCTGCTTTTGCTCAATGTGAGGATAGATAAGTGTTAAAAAAGATCAAATCAGTAATACTTTATACTTTTTTTATAATTTCAATGTTTGTACTGATTGCCCCTATTACTACATATCAGTTAGTAACTAATCTGTTTAAATGAATAGGGGCATGATTGAAATTAATTTTAATCCTAACGGAGTAAAATATTACTCCGTTATTGATACCATGTTTGATAAATTGGTAATGTACACAAGTTCTACGCACTTGGCTAATCATGTGGTTAAATGTGTAAATGTTTGTAAACATGAAACCCCGTATGATTATATGCTACACTTTCATAAAGCTGTTACCAAATCCGATTGACAACGTTTGTTTTCAGTGTATAATTAATAATCTTAAACTCTAAAGAGATTTATAATGTCAGGTTATAGTTTAATCTTAGAAATAGAAAGGCTTAAAGAAAATTGCGATAAACTGGGATTTCGTTTGGGTCACTCTAAACACGAGTACCGCGGCGGCCGTGGTGATGTGGTATCCTTGTTTCCTAAAGATAACGAGGCTCTTCCTGTATATTCACGCGATGCTGAACTATTCGTGGGTGAAATTGAAGACCTTAAAATATGGCTTCGCGGTATTGAGTGGGCTAGAAACTATGACAGCATGGTTATAGGAAAGCTGAACGACAAAAAACGAGAAAGAAAAGAGCAAGACCTTCGCAATGAAAATCTAGTAAGAAAACTTAGGGAGAGTAATTAATGTTTACAGTAGGTTCCAAACAAGGCAATACAGTTTCTATTTTTGTTCAAGCGTATCAAGCAAGTACAAATAGACGTTGGCAAGTAATAGATACGTATTCATCAGATATGGGTTTTGTTGCTAGCGCATTAGAACTCCCTTATAGTGAGGAAAAAGACTGGACCATTGATACCAGTTATAGCAAACATAATCCCGGTAACCTTCAAGGCACTAAGTTTACATATTCTGGTAATTTTACTGCTATAGAAAAAGAAAACATTGAATGGACTTGGGAAAAAGCAAGAGCATCTGATCTCTTAGAATCTACTATGCAGTATGCAGATCAAGGATGGGAAATTAGTGTACCCAAACTTTTAGTTCCGGGGCCGTTTTACATAGAGCAAATTCACTAATTAGTACTTGACATTTCTTGTAATTCCTGTATAATAGAATTTCTACTTAGTTAAGGATCTGTTATGTTTTCTAATTTCATTGAAGTAATAAATTCCGATCAAAGTCGTTTGTTCAAAGAAAGTAAAGTTAATGAGTTTGGTAAACAAGAACCTAAGTTCATTCGTTTGCTTAACCGTGCTTACTCTCCTGAGTATGTTTACGGCATCAAGAAAATGGAACAAACTTCTGTGGGTACTAACACACTAGTTAATATTTGGGATCAAGTAGAAACTTTGCTTGATCGTCTGACCAGCAGAAGTGTCACAGGTAATGCTGCTCGTGCTGAAGTTGAAGCTATGCTCAATACCTTGACAGCGGCAGAAGCCACAGTAGCTATCAACATGATCAAGGGTGACCTGCGTTGCGGTATCAGTGTTGCTACGATCAACAAAATGTTCCCCAACACTATTCCTGAATACCCTTACATGCGTTGCTCTCTAATGAAGGGCAGCAACATTGCTAACTTTGATTGGAAAGCCGGGGTTTATTCGCAAGAAAAAGCAGACGGTATGTTTGCTAACATTTATCTGTATCCCGATCTTATTACTAAAATCACTAGCCGCAATGGTACTCTTTTTGCTAACACCGAATTTAGAGACTTTATCCACGAATTCGTGAACATAGCTGATGAAGGTTACTGCTATCATGGCGAACTGTTGGTACTTGAAGATGGTAAAGTAATGCCCCGTGAGCTGGGTAATGGTGTCTTGAACAGTGTGTTAAAGGGCGGATGCTTTGAAGCTAATCAAAAGCCTTTCTACTATGTTTGGGATCGTGTACCAGTAAGTGATGCTATTGCTGATGGCAAAAACAAAACCCGATACAAAGACCGTTTTGCTGCTATCCAAAACATCAACGGTAAATTTGTAGATGTTATCCCTACAAAGATCGTCTATTCACTTGATGAAGCATTCAAGCATTATGTTGATATGACTTCACACGGTATTGAAGGTACTGTAATCAAGAATCCAAACGCTATTTGGGAAGACAAAACTTCTAAAGATCAAATCAAACTGAAAATTGAAGCTGAAGTAGACTTGATCGTTCGCGGGTTCAATCCAGGCAATGGTAAGAACGCCCATCTGTTTGGTTCTATTGCTGCTGAAAGTAGTGACGGCAAGCTGCGTGTAAACGTTTCTGGTATCTCTGATAAAGATCGTGAGCGTATCAATGGAGAACGTGAAGAGTGGATTGACAAGAAAATCATTACTGTTCGTGCCAACTCTATTATGGAGTCTAACGATATTGCGGCACTGTTCTTGCCCCGTCTTGTAGAAGAAAGACTTGACAAGACTGAAGCCGATGACTTTGTTAAAATCAAACAAATCTTTGAAGAAGCTAAACAGGGTGCATAATATAATGAACGTAAAAGACACATGGGGTTCGTATTATCCTCAATTCATGGATCTGCCTTGTGTCGGCAAAGCAGAGTTTGATCACGGTGCAGGATACGGGTATCGTTGCTTAGACTGCATGGCAGTAGTGGGTAGTATGGGTCAGCCTTCTCATTGTAAAGAAGAGGCAGAAAAATATCGTGCATGGGAAAAGCTAGGCGGTAAAGGATGGGAGTATTTTCAAAATGAAAATAAACGAAACACCGTGGACTGAAAAGGTTTACGAAACTGAAGATTATATAGTGTTTAAAGATGGCTTTCCAGTAACAGAAGGTCATTTGTTATTTGTTCCAAAGCAAGATCAGATAGAAAACTTAGTTCATTGCTGGCAAGAAGCATATGAATGGGGAGAACGTTGGGTTTTAGAAGATTATTGCGACGGATACAATATAGGACAAAATATAGGACCAGCCGCAGGTCAAACAGTAATGTATAGTCATGTTCATTTGATACCCAGACGACATGGTGACATGAAAGATCCTCGCGGCGGAGTTCGCCATGTAATACCAGAAAAAGGAAACTATCGTGCTAACGAAAGATAATATAGTTGGTATCAAACACCAATTTGAAGACGGTGACTCTATTGAAGTCATGCAAGTAAAAAGTCGTAATGAAGAGTTACATCTAGTCACTTACCATATACAACAAGGTCCAGGCATTCCTAGAAAACTAATAATGGAGCTTAATGAGTTTATTGATACTTATGGGCATCTTTTTGAAGTAGAAAAAGACTAAATACATTATGTTCATGGCTATAATCACATTATTAACCGCACTATCAATGGCAACTGTTGCGGCAGTTTTTGCCATATATGGTATCATTGCTATCTTTGCTGGCATGCCTCAATTTGCCTTAGTTATGGGTGCTGTTATTGAACTAGGCAAAGTAGTTGGAATTAGTTGGTTATATAGAAATTGGAATGAACCTACTAAAATCAAATACGCAATGACACCATTAGTGCTAATTGCTATGTTGCTAACTTCAATGGGTATCTTTGGATTGTTATCTAAAGCACACTTAGAACAAACTAGCCCAGTAGCAAATAATGAAATCCAAATTGAAAGACTCGACCAACAGATTACTAGAGAGCAGTCTAGAATTACTGATGCTGAACAAGTTATTTCACAATTGGATCAAAGCGTTCAAGCATTAATTGATTTTGATCGTATCAGAGGACCAGACGGAGCCATAGCAGTTAGAGAATCACAAGCTGAGCAGCGAGAATTACTACGACAAACTATTGATACAGCACAAACAGAATTAGACGGGTTAGAAGATCAAAAACTAGAACTATCGCAACAGCTACGAGCCATTGAATTAGAAGTTGGTCCTATAAAATATATAGCAGAATTAATATATAATGACGGGCAGGATAGAACTGAAGAAGCTGTTAGATGGGTTATCATTGCGTTTATATTTGTATTTGATCCAATGGCTATTCTTTTGTTAATGGCTGCTAATTACACATTAGTGAATAGAAAAAAACAAGACTTAGTTACTGCTCCACTAGTAGAAGAACCCACTCTTATATTAGAAGAACCAGTAAATACTGAGGAAGTATTAAATGTTAAAGAGGATTCCAACAATGTCAGCGATACAACAGATATCCCCGAACCACCCATTACCTCCGATACAAGCACACCCAACAGCAATGAACAACCAGAACTTAGAACAGAATCAATCTATCTTGAAAGAACAGACGATTTACAAGAGACAATCACAGAAACAACTGAACGAGATATTGTACCTTTACAACCAGCAGGGGCAATTGATATCATCACAAGTGTACAAGATCAACCTTCTAGTGTAGATGATGCAGCACAAGTTATCGCAGAATCAGCTATAAAAAAAACTTTAATAACTACTAAAGATATAATCACTGAAGGAGTTACTCCACTACATGATGTAGGTGACGGGTACATAGAATATAATAAACAACTTTTTCAAAAAATGCATTAAAAGAAATAAAACCTGATTTGTTTACTATTAGACCAGATTCAGTAATGCCACATTCTAGCTTTGGTATTCAGTTTCCTAAAATGGCAAAAAAGAAAGATATATTTGTTAGAGTAGACACACTACCTAATAGAGTATTTAGGTTTGATGGTAACAAATGGATTGAAATAAATAAAAATCTTACAGCAACATATCTTTATGACCAAGAATACATCAAATATCTGGTTGAAAAAATAGGCAGCGGAGAGTACGATGCTGAGCTTCTTTCTGATCAGGAAAGAAATCAAATAGAAGAATACTTAAGCAACCAGAATTCTTAACATAAATATCACTATCGTTAAAGATTAAAGGATCATGCGTTGATGTCAGAAAATAAATTGGCTTATTGTTCGTTTTGTAATAATCATAAAGATTTAGTTACCAAATTGATAGTAAGTGATAATGTTGCTATTTGCAGTGACTGTATTGAGTTATGTAACCAACTTATACTAGAAGAAAACAGTCCAGCTATACTAGAAAGCGAAACAAAAAAAGTAGATGCTTATAGCATAAAAAAGCATTTAGATAATCATGTTATAGGTCAAAATCAAGCAAAAATCGCACTAAGCGTTGCTATATCAAATCATTATAAAAGAATTAATAGTAGCCCGCCTAAAGATATTGAAATTGCAAAAAGCAATGTATTAATGATAGGCCCTACTGGCAGTGGTAAAACATTACTCGCTAAATCAGTTGCTAAGTATCTTAATGTGCCTTTCGTGGTTGCTGATGCTACTAGCTTAACTGAAGCAGGTTATGTAGGTGATGATGTAGAAAGTATGATATCAATGTTGTTAGCAATAGCTGACGGAGATGTTTCACTTGCTGAAAAAGGTATAGTGTTTATTGACGAAATAGACAAAGTAGCTAGAAAAGGAGAAAGCACTAGTATTACTCGTGACGTTTCTGGTGAAGGTGTACAACAAGCGTTGCTCAAACTTGTAGAAGGTACGAAATGTCGCGTAAGTGCTACAGGAAACAAAAGAAAGAATCCAAACAGTGAAACAATAGAAGTAGATACAAAAAATATATTGTTTATTTCCGGCGGCGCTTTCGGTGGGTTGACTGATATACTAAGAAGTAGAGTACAAGGATCATCAATTGGGTTTGGTGCTGAAGTAAAATCTAAAGACGATCATGTTGATTTAAGTGTTGTTACCCCTGACGATTTAATTAAGTTTGGAATGATACCAGAATTTATAGGTAGATTTACAACTACTGTAACATTAGAACAATTAGATAAACCTGAGTTGATAAGAATATTAACACAAATCAAGAACAGTTTCATAGAACAGTATAAGTATATTTTTTCATTAGACGGGATAGATTTAAGATTTACTACAGAAGCAATAGATCAACTTGCAGAAAATTGTATCATTCTTAAAACTGGAGCTAGGGGATTACACAGTGAAATAGAAAAAGTGTTATTACCGCATATGTTTCATATATCGCACTATGTAACAAATGGTATTAAGGATTTAGTAATTACACAAGACATGATCTTAGATCCAAAAGAACTTTATTTTCCCTAAAAGATATATTTTTTTACGCAATCATGTATAATAAATACTAATGTAGATGCTGAATGGTCAGGTCTACATTAAAAAATCTTGCTTAACTTAAGGAGACTACTATGACAAGCAAAACTTTAACCCTTCGTTCAACCGATATTCCCTCAATACACAAATTCGCAATTGGATTTGATTCAATGTTTGACGAACTTCTTAGATTAGATTCACGACAAAACGAAAACTATCCACCTTATAATATTGTTCAGATTAATGAAGATGAATTCATGATCAGTCTTGCTGTAGCAGGGTTCGGACAAGATAATTTAGCAATTACTAAAGATAAAAACTTTTTAGTAATTGAAGGTAACCCCACGTTCCCTCATGAAGAAATAAAATTCTTACATAAAGGAATCAGTAACAGAAGTTTCAAGCGTGAATTCAAACTAGCAGATTACGTTGATATTGTTAATGCTCAACTAGAGCTTGGAGTTCTTAGTATTTACTTGAAGAGAGAAATTCCAGAAGAACAAAAGCCCAAGACAATTGCTATTACTTACAATAAATAGTAATATAAACATACGCAGTCAGTGTTTTGCTGGCTGCTTTTACAAGAGGTAATACGAAATGCCAAATGCAGAAATGAACAGTAAAATCAAACCCAACACTAGTTTAAAAGAACCGCCTTTGTTTAAAATCATTTATATGAATGATAATGTAACATCTATGGAATTTGTTATATCTTCACTTATTGAGTATTTTAATTACAATCCAGATACTGCGTCTACTATAACTCAAAAAATTCATGAGACTGGAAGTGCAGTAGTAGCAGTGCTACCTTACGAAATTGCTGAGCAGCGCGGCATTGAAGTTACTCTTGATGCTAGATCACAGGGATTTCCACTTCAGATCAAAGTAGAAAGCGAACAGTAATTATATCTTAATAGTTACTCGTTTGGCCCAATAATTTCTTGATTTAAAATAAGGGTTGTTAACGTAGTTGACAGTATCAATAGTAATGTCAACTACGTTTTCATACGTACCAAACACCCAATTAGATATCTTTTTTTCTGTATCAAACTGAGCACATGAACTTAGCGTAGGCATAGTGTCTATATACTCAGGAAGTTGACCGAAATATAAATCTTTTCTAGGAACAGCACTAGAAGCTATAAATATTTTTTTAACATCTAAATGTACTTGTAGTCTTTCTATAGTTTTATAAAGGTATAGTAAATCATCTTCTCGTTCATGCAACCGTTGAATGTTAGGAATACTATACTCTTCAGTTAAGTTACCCCATCCATTTACACCCACTATTGCAACACCATCTATCATAGCTACATTGTGATAAAGTATTGCTACATGATCCAAATGATCACATATTGCTGCTAACTCTTCAGTTCTCATTTCAACATCGTCAAAGCCTTCATATTCTAATCTACCAGGAATATAAAAAACTCCCTGGTAGTACTTAGCAAGATGACCTAATGTTTGAATGATAGTTCTAGTATCAGAACTTATGTTACCTGCAACAATGCAATACAAGCTAGTTGCTTTGTTTGTCCACTTGAAATTATCGTTAGGGGACAGACAAAGATCACTAATTACATCAAACCCTATTTCCATAGTTTATTTTACTACGGTCATTTTAGGCTTTTTTGGCTTCTTGGGTTTTGGTTTCTTTTCTGGTGCTTTGCCGCCTTCCCAAGCTTCATTTACTTCAGGGGTAGCAGGGTTGTCAGCAACAAGTTTCCCGTTGTTTCTAGCTCTTTTGGGAGTAGCAGCAGGTTCGGGTTTAACTTCTGGTGTAGATTTCTTAATCTTTTTTGCAACCGTTTTGCCTTTTTCTACTGTTTCACTAATTTTAGTCTTAACAGTTTCAACAACTACTTTAGCGTCATCTACATCTACTTTTCCATCTTTGTTAACATCAGCTACTGATGCTAAGCCTGATACAGATTTTTCTAAAGCTACAACAAAATCTTTTATATCAGTTTTTCCGTCATTGTTTAAATCAGTACTGGGTGCATCTTTGTTGCTTTTCCAAAACAAATATGCAACTGCTCCTATTACTACGATACCAATAATACTTTCTATAATCATAAAGATCATCTCCTAAAACTATATTTAGTTAATTATTGCATACTTTGTATTTTTATATTGATAAATAATTGCATGACTTCTAAACTAATGCTACTAATGTCTGAACCTCTTCCAAGTCTTGTCTTGCAAAAAAAGCTATCATATAGAACTACCAAAAGAGAAGTAAGAGAACTTTATAACATTATCAATGAAGAAATTTTCAACAACGAATTACCACCTGCTAAGTTAGAAGTAAAAAGTCATTGTAGAGGATACTGGGGTATGTGTATGTCTACTGGATTCAATCCTAAAAAGAAAAGTTCCCAATGTAAAATAAGACTGTCTGATAAATGGTATTGTAAACAATGGCTAATAAACACATTAGCACACGAAATGGCCCATCAGTATCAATGGGATGTGTACAGTAAAACAAGACATTTAGAAGGCAAATACCCCGTAATGAGTCATGGTCCTAGTTTCTATACATTTAGAAAACAACTTGCTAAATACGGACTTGTATTAAAAAGATCAAGCGGCATGAAAAGATGGTTCAAATATCAACGATTGGATAAGTGTTGAGATAAATACATTATGATTAGAAACTTATTAAACACATTAGAATTATTAACCGAATCAACTGGTCTAGCGGGTAGAAAGCCCGGAGATGTTTTCCGCAATTCAGAAAATGACCAATTAGTATTCAATAGTATACAGTTTTTTCCTGAAGGTGGCGGAAAACTAACCAAAGAAGAACTTGAGCAAACAGTAAATCAAGTTACGGATGGTATTGAAGTTCAGTGGACGAACTCACCTTCAGCGAAATCTGGCGGATTTGCTATTGCATCTTTTTCTTCAGATCAAGGTGAATTACATTTTGGTAAATATTTTGAGCAGATAAAACCTAACTTAACAAGTAACTTTTTCCCTAACAAAATAGGAGATTATTCTTTTGCAGGTAAAGCTGCTGCTAAAGCACAAGCAGGTTTATCACCGCAAGATTTACTATCTGACAAGATTGATTTAACTTCAGATGATATCATAAATCAATTGGCTACTAGTTTAGGCACAGACAATCCTCTATATACAGTGGCACAAAGAATAGCTAGCGGTGAAAAATTACCATTGCATT